CAAGACGTCCCGTCTTACTGCGCTGGCGCTTGCAAACACGAAAAACATGTCCATCGCTCCCAACAACATAGCAATCGTTTTCAACGCAAAACCTGAAATAGGTGCAACCAAACTCCGTGATGCTGGCCGCGATCTGAGCCACATGGACGTCCGAGTGCTGCTTGGCGTTTCTGGCGTAAGGGATCAGTAACTCAACCGGCCGGTATTGAATTTGGATGGTGGACTTCATGCTGCGTCGGATACGAAAAAGCCCGCGAGAGTCTGGCTCTTTGTGAGCAGTCTTTGCGGGCTATTGAATGAGGGTGGCTGCAAGACACATCTCTCGCAACCGTAGACAAAATGTAAGCGAAATTCCGGCAAAACGCGACACGCTCAAATCCGCGTTTTCTCCGCAAAAACCTTCAGAAGCACGCACCACTTGTATCTGGCACGCAACTACCTGCAACTACCTTACTCAAAATCCCTGCGCCAGCTTGTTGGCCACGATGTACATGGCAATTTCCCACCGACGCTGCGCTGTGCGAGGGGCACAGCCAAAACGTTTGGCGATGTCGTACCAGCGGTAACGCGCTGCCCGCATCCAGACCAAGTGGCGTTGCTCCACCTCAAGCCACTGGACCCAGCCCATGACCTCAAGCATGCAGTCCACCTCAGCCGGTGTTGGCGGGAACCGATAAGCAGGTGCATCGTCACTGGCCATGCGCTCGTACTCGGTTCGCACGATAGTGGGCCAGACGTTGAAGTGACCCTGCACCCGAACAGGCGGGAGCTTGTTGGCCGTGCGTGAGGCTTGGATGAAATAGTCTGCAACTTCGTCGGCTGTCCAGCCGCCCCTTGGTGTTGGTATTCGATGAGCCATCTCACACCTCCTGCGTGTCGATGGCCCAATGCAACAGCGCCAGCGCATCGGCTTCGTTGTCGTCGGTGACGGGGTGGCTCTTGGCACGCATGGCGGCAATGACTTCGGCCTTGCCTGCGTTGCCTTTGCCGGTGGCGTGCTTTTTGATAGTGCCCACGGGCACCCCCTGGTAGGCGATGTTGTGGTGCTCACACCAAGCCGTGAGCGTGGCCAGTAGACCGCCATAGACGTGCGCAGCATCCACGCCAAGGTGACGCCTGACCTCTTCAAAATAAACCGCGCCAATGGGCTCCTGCAGACTCTGGACACCCCCTGCCAGACTGGAGCTGCTCACGGCAGCCTTCAATTCGTTTAGCCACCGCCGAAAGCGCAAGTAGCGCATGCCCCCACCCTCAAAACGCTGAGGCTTAAAGCTGACAAAGCCGTGGGCGATCTGGCCCTCGGGTGCGCGCATAGCCCAGCCGGTAGTTGTTCCCAGATCGATAGTGAGGATGGACGTGTTCATACCGTACCTTCGCGTGCAGTCCGAGCTCGTCGGCCCGCTTCAGGGGGAGTTACCAAGCTTTGCTCAAGGACACGCCGACCCGGCGCGTGATGGCTAGAACAGCGACGGTTCAATGTCGATACAGCCCTGCCCGTGCTGACCGTGAAGGCTTGGGCGCAAGTAGCACAGTGGCTTTGCCACTGCAGGATCAGCGAGCTCAGGCCACGGTGCGTCACATGCGGCTGTACAGCGCACAGCTCAAATCTTTGACCTTGGTGCATCACCACCATCCCGACCATTGGCAGGCTGGGCAAGCACAGTGTTTTGGGCTTCATGACTGAACCCCTGCCAAATCGAAAAAAGCCGAACCGAGATGTTTAGGTTGGCAAAACCGCGTCAGCGGGGTTTGCCTACCTATCTCGTAGAGATAGGGGAGTTTTCTCCAACTTAAATTTAGGCAAGAACCTAGGATCCATGCGGGTTTGCGCTCAGTTGGCAAAACTTGCCATCTGCCAACTGCCAACTTCGCCAACTTACGCGTAAGTCGTTGATTTATATGGAAATGAAGTTGGCAAGGGTCTGCCAACTGAATCCAGTTGGCAAAAAATGGGGTCCAGTTGGCAAAACTTTTGCCAACTTGTTTTCCCCGGTTTGTGCGGACTAATGCATGCCCCTGCAAGTCAAGGCCAGCTATTGCCAACGGATAGCCATTGATGGCGTTTGCGGGTTGGTGCGGGTCAATGCGGGCGTATGACAACGCTGCATTTGTGAGGGTTCTATCTTGGCAAATCGTGTTCATTCTTACTCCTGCGGGTCGTTGCTAATTTCTTGGTAAACCCACACATCCGGGTTTTCGACGGGCATCGCGGCCCCGGATTGCGGGCATTTGTAGTGGGTTGGCAGCACTGCGAGCGCGCGCTGGGACAGCTCGCCGGTGTCTGGATCGGGCTCGCCTGCCAGCGTGTTCAGGACCATGCCCTCGACGCACAGATAGCCAAACTTGGAGCGCCCGATTGAGGGCAGCTCGTAGTCCGAAGCGTTGCGAAAGAACTTGATGAAGCCCTGCGTGGACAGGGCTGAAATGCGCTCTCTGATCGTGCGCTCGCCGCCAAGACCAGCCTTGCCCTCAAAGGACTCGGCCAGCTGGTTGGCGGTGTAGCAGCGCCCCAGGGCAGCCTCCTCAAAGAGGATCTGCAAGATCGCGTCGCGCTTTCGCATGCGCTCGGCATCCAGGCGCGCGCCGTACTCCTTGAGCACCAAGCGGTCTCTAGCATCGACCTCGTGCCACTGGCCATCCTCTTTGTCGACGAACTTGGTCTCAATGGCCGGACCGTTGCGCAGCTCATAAATCAGGTGCCGGGTGCTTTGCGCCTCATCTGGGCGAAAGAGCAGCATCCCGGACGAGTAGTACCCCCGCAGGCTGCCAGCACCCGCCAATGCCTGAAAAGGGTCTTCTTCAAACTGGCGCTTACCCAGCTTTTTGGTGTGGTGGGCCAGGATCACCCCTGCCTCGGGGTTCACGGCCTGGCGAATGCGCTCCACGCGCTGAGACAAGAAGTACAGCATCGCGCCGTTGTCGTTCTCGCCGCCTGCGTCGCCCCCATCAAAGACGTTGCGGATCGGGTCGATCACGATGATGTCGGGCGTGAGGCCGTTAAAGGCTGCGACCATGGCCGGGATGACTTGCGCCAGTCCGTCGTCGTCCAGAATCAGGCGCAGCTGCGGCGTGGCCATGAAATTGGTACGCGCCAGACTCAAGTGCTCTGGCGAGAGGCGAATGCCTTTGACCCGCTCGCGCAGGTAGTGGTACTGGACCTCGGCTTGCAAATAAAACACCCGCAGTGGCCGAGGCGGTCTCATCCCCAAAAACGATGCACCGGCAGCCATGTGGGTTAGCCAGGCCAGCAGAAAGTCGCTTTTGCCCACCTTGGGCGCACCCCCAAACACCAGCAAGCCGCCCGGTGTCAGCACACGCGGCTCAATCAAATCTTCGGGCAGTGGTGAGTCATCGTCGAGCAACGCGCCCAGCGTGAAGGTCGGCACCATGGGCGCAGCAGCTTTGATCACGCGGCGTTCAGCCTGTGCGATAAATAGCGCGCAGTCAAAGCCTTCCAGTACTGCATCGGCAGCATCCCACTTGAGCGGCTTGTCCGCAGGCGGCACGAGGATGGACACCGACTGGCAGCCCACGGCTGCGCAGGCGCGTGCAGCGCTCTCGGCATAGTCCCAGCCGGGTGCGTCTCGGTCTGGCCAGATCAGCACTTCCTTGTTCTTAAGCGCCGACCAGTCGGTTTTGTCCACCGGCGCCTTGGCCCCGTTCATGGCCGTGGTGGCCACGATGCCAACGCCGATCAAGGCATCGGCACACTTTTCCCCCTCGACCAGGATCACGGTGCGGGCCATCTGCAACGCTGGCAGGTTGTAGAGCGGGCGCGGGTCGGGGGCACGCCACATGCGCGCGCGCACATCCCAGGGCCTGAACTCCTTGCCGGTCGGCGGGTCGTAGCGGTAGACGCAGGCAATCAGCTCGCCATCGAGTCCGACGTAATCCCACTTGGCGGTGTAGGGACCGAGTTCATCCATCGGGACCGTTCGCATGTCGCGTCTGGCCCCATGATCCACGGGCGGCGCAAAGCCAAGCCACTGCCTAATTTCATCGGCGATGCGCGGAAAGTCCTGCTGCGTCGACAGCCCCCGTGACTTGGCCCAGGCTGCGATGAGGTCGCCGCCATCGTCATCGGCGAAATCCTTCCACAGACCGCGCCGAGGGCCATCGAGTTCAACCACCAAGCTCTTGCCCGGCGCGCCATCAATGTCGCCCACATAAAACTTGTTGCCGCGAATGCGGCCACTGGGAAACAGGTACAGCAGCACCGACTCGAGCCGGTCCAATAATTCGTCTCTCAGCGCCTGTGTGTCGCCAGCAGATTCCAGCCTTTGTTCGGACGCGTTGTTGTAGTCCAGCCAGACGATGTTGTCAGCCGTCACTGAGTCCCCCAGCAGCGGTCCTGCCATGCGCAGAACTTGCACTCCATGTGGGTGGGCGTGGTGGAAAAGCGCGGCAAGACCTCGCTTGCGCTGGTGGCGATGATCACGCGCACCGCGCGGTCGGACATGCGCTGCGCAAGCCCACCATCAAAGGGCAGTAACTCGAACCAGAATTCCTGGGTGTCTTTGTTGATCGCCGTAAAAAGCGCCGGGTTGGCAGAGATGCCCGGAATGCTGGCCTCCATGTAGGCTTGGTACACCGCGACCTGCGCCGCATAAACCGGCTTGGACTTGGCCACCCCGTGCTTGACGGTGTCGCGCCAAGACTTGTCGTTCATGGTCTTGAACTCCCACAGCGCCGGGTAGCTCACGCCCAGATCGGCAGGACCGGTGTTCAAAATGCCGTCGACGTGACCACGGATACGTCCACCTGCCACGGAGAAGCCAAACTGGCCACCCTGGACTTTTCGCGTGTACAGATCAAACCCGGCCATGCGCAGCCAGCGAATGGCCAGGTCTTCGAGCGTGTGACCCACCTCGAAGATGCGCAGCAAGCGGCCTGAGAAATCTCGGCCGTCGTCGACGGGTGTGTGCGTGTACTCGTATTGCAAAGCGCGCTCACACGCGACCCCTAGGCGAGATGCACCCAGGTAGTCGCGCGGCGTCTGGCCAGCGCGTTCGCGGATCAAGGCTGCATCAATGAGCTGGCTGATCTGTTCCTGAATTTTGGAGCGGGCATTGAAGTCCAGCATCACGCACGACCTTTCTGCAGGCTCAGGCGCTCTAGCAAAAACGCCCGCTCGCGCGCGGCCATGCGTTCGTGCTCAGCCGTCATCTGGCCTTGGTAGGCCGTGACCACCACATCAATCAGTGTCAGCACCTCCATGCGGCTGTAACTGGCCAGCGGACGGTCCATGCCAATTGAGCCCACGAACTCGCCCAGTGGCTGCAGGCACGCGCCCATGGCCGTGGTTTCCATTTCACTTGGATCAATCATTTGTCCCTCCGTTTTATTCATGCGTGTTGAGAAGGCGTTTTGGCAGCGGCGCGAGCAAAACACCCATTGGTCTGAGTAGCGACCGGAATCGCTTCGTTTGAGGAGGGGGTTAAACCAGCCGTAGCCTTTGGCCTGGCGGGCACAGACCGCGCACTTCAAGCTGCCTCCAAAACATGCAAATGGTTGGTTTGGCTGCTGTGATGCGCGTCATTGGCAGCGGTGACCAGACGCTGAATCTCTTTGCGGTTGAACTGAAACGACAACAAAGCACTGGCTTGATAACGGGTCATGCCGAAGTCAAGCCGCGTCGCCTCTGGCAGGTAGACCAGTTGCTTGGCTGTGGGCGACTCGTTGAGCCAGCGCCGGGTCTTGTGCGCCGAGTCGGCCGACTCGTGATCGTTGAGCCAGTCATCCGCGCGTGCCATGCACACGGCTCGCTCGCCTACAGCGAGCAATGCAGGGCGCAGCGACTTGGCCCCGCCAATGGCATGCCAGCGGCCGTTCAGAAAAAACACGCCGCCCCAAGCCGTAAAGCCCGTAGCCATCAATGCGTCGTCACAACCAAACAAATCGCACCACCGAAAATTCGAGCGTTTGAGCAAGTCGATTTCACTCATGATGAAATCGGACAGTGCGCCGGTGTCCTCTGGCTGGCGCTCCCAGACATGGCCGCAAAGCGGGCACTCCATGCAGGACAGCGGCACTATGGCCTCGCACTGCGGGCACTCTTTGGTGGGTGCTTCACCCTCATGCGCATGGCCATCGAGGTTGACCTCTTGTTCGAGCGCGCCGTGCATCAGACTGGCTGTGCCGAAATCCAGCACCACGCAATCAGACTTGATGACGCCTGGAAACTCCTGTGGGTCCACGGTGCGCAGGCCCCGTCCGACCATCTGAATGAATGTGGACTTGTAGGAGCTCGGGCGCAGCAGCACCACACAAGCCGTGGGCGTGTAGTCGTAGCCCTCGGTGAGCACTGCCACGTTGACCACCACCTGGGCGCTGCCGCTCTCAAACGCTTGCAGCCTTGTTTGGCGTTCAACCGGCGACAGCTCGCCATGGATCAGCACGGACGGCACACCAGCGGCTACAAATGCCTCGCAGACACTTTTGGCATGGGCCACAGTGGAGCAAAACACAATGGTCTTGCGCTCAAGCGCTTTTTGCTTCCAGTGCGCAATCACGGCATCGGTGATCAACGACTTGTTGAGAATCGTGGCCACCTGTTCCATGTCGAAGTCGATCGCTGTGCGCCGCACGTTTTGCAACGCTTCCTGAGCGCCCACATCAATCACAAAGGTTCGGGGTGGCACCAGATGGCCGCTTGCGATCATCTCGCCCAGACTGATCTGGTCGGCCACGTTGGAGAACACCTCACGCAGGGCTTTGCCGTCGCCCCGGTTGGGCGTGGCCGTCAGTCCGCAGATGGCAGCATTGGGGTTCTTGGCCAGCACCTGATCGATAACCACACGGTAGCTGGGTGAGGACGCGTGGTGCGCCTCATCAATGACCAGCAAATCAAGCGTGGGCATCTGCGCCAGGTTCATGGGCCGCGAGAGGG